AATTACTTTCTTAATATACTATAATTATAATAGAAAAAATTTAAAAGTAACACATTTCCCCAAAGAGTTAGTTATATGTGCATAGCTAGCTCTTTTATTATAGTTATTAATTATACTAGATAAATTAATATAAATAGTTGTGCTGATGTAAATTCCGTTGTTTTATATAACTGATGTATTAAATCTAAGACAATTCTAGTTAAGTCTTAGATTTTTATAAATAGTATTTAGTACATATAAGAAATATCTATGAACGTTGATAGTGAGGAAACTTTAAGTATAGAATAAGAGCTAGCTAACTATTCTAACTGTAAAGAATATAATGAGATTTATATGTATTAAGTAGTGTTTATAATATAACGAAAGAGGTGTTGTTATGAGTATACAAGAAAAAATACAAAAACATGTAAAAGAGAAGTGTAAATATTGTTTAAAAGAAGATTGCGACGGAATACATATTAATACAAATAATGAAGCAACATGTGAGAGAGAACGCGAGGAATAGAGTATGATACAATGTTTAATAAATAATAAGATATGTTCAAATGCAAACAAAAGATGTAAAAACTGTGTATTTGATGAATGTAAAGAAGTGATAAATATGAATGAAGAAATACAAAAGTATGAAGATATAGAAAACATGAGAAGATTAAAGAAAGAATTACCAGAGCAGTGTAAAAACTGTTCTTTTTTAGAAATTATAAACTTACGAGAAAACAAAGTATTTTGTCCTTACATGATTAAAGAAAGGTGTTTAATAAAATGAAATTCAAAATAAATAATACAGAGTGAACCATAGAAGAAGTAGATGAAGCTACAATAAATAATGAGATGAAGAGTGATGGTATTTTAGGGTTAACAATATATAAAACTCAAACTATAATGTTGTTAAAAGATCAAGCTAACATAATAAAGACATTGAAACACGAACTAACTCATGTATGGTTATATGAATATGGTCATAATCAAAATGATGATAAAACATTTTGCTATGAAGATGTATGTGAGATAATTGCAAGTAGTAATGATTTCATAAATGAAATAGTAGAACAATATAGGAGAAACAATTAATATTATATCAACATAATAAATATTTTAAGGAGAAAATGTAAAATGTATTTAAAAGTAAAAGCAAAGAAAATAAAAAATTTGAGTGTAAAAATAGCTCAAGAAAAAAATAACCTAGTTGTAAATATATTAAATAAAAAAGGATACGAATGTGATAATTCACAAATAAGTCAAATAAAAGCAAATAGAAAATTAAATTCAGAACAGAAAAAAGTAATATTAGAAAATCAAAACGAAAAAGTATCAAAAATTGGAAGTTACTATGTATGGGAAGCAGATGTTATAGTAAAGATAGTAGACAAAGTAACAGGGAAAGAGGTATAAAACTATGTGGAACATATTTTTAGGAATAATATTAAGTTGTTTAGGAGTAATAGCAATAGCATTTACTCTTTTTATTTTTGTTACAATAATAGATGTAATGATAAAACAATTTAAAAGAAAATAGAAGAAAGAGAGGTAATCTTATATGACAGATGCGCAAAAAAGATTTTGCGATGAATATTTAATAGACCTTAATGCAACAAGAGCATATAAGGTTGCTTATCCTAATTGTAAAAAAGATGAAACAGCAAGAGCAAATGGAAGTAGACTGCTAACAAAAGCTAACATCCAAATATATGTATCAGATAAAATAAAAGAACGAGAACAAAGAACAGAAATAACACAGGATATGGTAATAAAAGAATTAGCAGCAATAGCTTTTTCAAAGGCAAGTGATTATGCAAAATTAAAGAAGATGAAAAGAAATATACCAATATTCGATGGAGAATATATAGTTGATTATAAGGAAGAAGAATATACTGGAATAGAGTTTACACCTACCGATGAATTGACAGAAGAACAAAAAAAGGCATTATCTGGAATAAAAGAAGGCAAATTTGGAATACAAGTAGATTCATGTGATAAAGTTAGAGCTCTTGAATTGTTAGGAAGGCATTTAGGAATATTTAATGACAAAATAGATGTAAATGTTAAAGAAAAAGAAGAAAAGAAAAATGCTATATCTGACATATTAAATCAAATGCAAAGTGCAGATGATGTGTAATGTTAAAGTTAAGTCAAAAATATAAAGAGTTCTTACAAACCAAATGCAAGAGAGAGTTTTTAGAAGGAACAACCGCAGCAGGAAAAACAACAGTAGGAATATTTAAGTTTATGTGTATGGTTGCTGATTCTGATAAAAAGTATCATATCATTGCAGGCGATGATGTAGGAACCGTAGAAAAAAATGTAATAAACTCTGAAAATGGTTTACTAGAACAGTTCGAAGATATAGCAGAGTATTGGCCAAAAGGAAAAGATAAAATAAGATTACCACATATAAGATATGATACAAATAAAGGTGAAAAGATAATATATGTATGTGGTTATGGTGATAAAAAAAGATGGAAAAAGGTCCTAGGTGGACAAGTTGGTTGTGTATATCTTGATGAAGTAAATTTAGCAGATATGGAGTTTATGAGAGAAGTTACACATAGATGTAAATACATGATGACTACATCAAATCCTGATGACCCATCACTAGACATTTACAAAGAATTTATAAATAAAAGTAGACCAATACCAAAGTATGAACAAGATTATCCAACAGAGCTATTAAAAGAATTAAAAGAACCTCATGTGCAAGGTTGGGTACATTGGTATTTTACTTTTTATGATAATGCAGCATTAACCAAAGAAGATATACAAGAAAAAATAGACGCAACACCGATAGGAACAAAAATGTATAAAAACAAAATACAAGGACTAAGAGGAAAAGCAACAGGCTTATGCTTCAATTTACAACCTAAAAATATAATAACAGTAGAAGAAGCAAAGAAAATGAAATTTAAACTATTTTCTATTGGTTGTGATACATCATACTCAAAAGAAAGCCACGACAAAGTAACATTAGAAGGCATAGGCATAACAACAGATAATAAATGTGTTTTATTGAAAGAAAGAACATTTAATAATAGAGATAGAACAATACCATTCGCACCATCCGATGTAGTTCAATGGATCGTTGAATTTATGGAAGAGTTCAAAAACGAATGGGGATTTGCAAGAACTTGTTTTATAGATAATGCGGACCAGGGAACAATAATGGAAGCAAACAAAGCAAAAAGACAAAATGCTTTAGTATATAACTTTGAAGATGCATGGAAAAAGACAAAAATAATCACTAGGGTTCAACTACAAGAAAGTTGGATGAATACTGGTGATTTTTTAATTGTTGAAACTTGCAAGGACTATATAGATGAGTGTAACAAATATTCATTTGATGAGAATAATCAACCCGAAGATGGTAACGACCACTCAATAAATGGCTGCCAGTATGCCTGGTTACCACACAAAAAGAAAATTGGTAATTGGGAAGTAATAAAGAAATTGATTAAAGATGAAAGCGAGGAATAAAAATATGGGAAGTAAAGAATTTATTGAAAAGTGTAAAAAAATAGTGAAACAATATGCAATAGAGCATTTAGACAAAAGCGATAATGTTCCAGAATTTGAAGTATTTGATGTATGGTATTGCAAAACATTACAAAATCATAAAGCATTGTTAAGTACAAGCCTATTTGATGGCATGTATTATAAATGCACATACAACGGAGATAAAAAAGAATTATATTTTGATGCTTATAAGAAATTTGAAAATAAATGTATAAAGTTAGGAGAATAAAATGGGAACAGTCAATGACAAAATAAAGAATGTAATAAGAAATTGGTTAGAAATACAACCAAGTGTAGGAGATACAATAACAATCCAAGAAACAAATACATTTGAAGGCAACTGTTTTAGAAATCTATTGTGGTATAGAGGAGATGCATCAGAGTTGCATCAATATTATACACAAACAGATGACTTAATGGGAAATGCAAAATTCTGGGCAGCCCAGAGTACAACGGGTATAAATATTAGAAAAATACATACAGGGTTGCCTTCTATGATAGTTGATATGTTAGCCGATATAATTGTTGATAGTTTTAATAAAATAGAAGTTAAAGGAAACAACGAAGCACAAACAAATTGGGAAGAAATAGCAAAAGAAAATGACTTCAAAGAAACATTAAAACAAGCAATAATTGATGTATTTGTGCAATGTGATGGTGCTTTTAAAATAAGTTATGACACAGATATAAGTAAATATCCTATAATAGAGTTTTACTCTGGACAAGATGTCGACTATGAATATACAAGAGGAAGAATAACAGGAATAAACTTTAAAAATAAATATTCTAAAAAAGATGCTTGTTATACTTTATTTGAAAAGTATTCTAAAGACGGTATAAAATATGAATTATATAAAAATGACAAGCTAATGAAAGATTACAATTCTATTCCAGAAACAGCAGACTTGAAAGAACCAACAGATACTAAATTTATGATGGCTGTGCCTATGATGTTCAATAAATCAAAGAAATATAAAGGTAGAGGACAAAGCATAATAGAAAAGAAATTAGATGCTTTTGATAGTTTTGATGAAGTGTGGAGTAAATGGATCGATGCATTAAGAGATAACAGAACAATAACATATATTCCAGAGGATCTAATACCAACAAATGAAAATGGGGATTTATTAAAACCTAATACATTTGATAATAGATATGCTAAAGTAGGAAGCACAACGTCAGAAACAGAAAGTAGCAAAATTACAAGAGAAAAGGGAGATTTTGATTATGAAGGAATGCTACAGTCATATATAACAGCATTAGATTTGTGTTTACAAGGTTTAATAAGTCCATCAACATTAGGAATAGATGTAAAAAAATTAGACAATGCAGATGCACAAAGAGAAAAAGAAAAAGCAACACAATATACAAGAGGGAAAGTAATAGATGTATTAGAAAAAGTTATTCCTAAGTTAGTTGAAATATGTTTAAAAACATATGATAAAGCACAGAAAAAAACAGCAGGTAAATATGAAGCAACGGTAGATTTTAAAGAATATGCTAATCCAAGTTTTGAAGCAACAGTAGAAACAGTTTCAAAAGCTAGGCCAGGACAAAATGTAATGAGCATTGAAAAGACTGTAGATACAATGTACGGAGATAGCTTAACAAAAGAAGAAAAAGAGGAAGAAGTAAAAAGACTAAAAGAAGAAGCAGGAATAATTCAAAAAGAAGAACCTAATATAATGGAATCATTGCCAAATTTTAAAAAAATTTTATAAAAACTATTGACTTGTAACAAGTTACATAGGAGGTGGTAATTATAGCAAAAAGTAGAGCAGAATATATGAGAAACAGAAGAAAAGGAGTAAAACCATTTTATGTTGAGATAGAAGAAAAGAAAATGGAAAACTTTGAAAAAAAGTTAGAAAATGAAAACAAGACTAAAAAAGAGTGGCTTAATGAGAAAATTGATGAAGAATTAAAAAAGTAAAAAAAGAGAATAGCCTGTAAAGTTTGGAGACCAAACAGACTATTCAAGCACGAACTACTTGAAGTAATTCTATGAATATTATAACACATAGAATACCTAAATTTCAAGTAGTCGAAAGAAAATTTGAAAGGTAGGTATTTTATTATGGAAAAATTAAATTTATTAGATGAATTAGAAGGAGCAGAAGGCTATTTATCAGGAGATATGCAACAACTAGCATATATACAAGACAATTTAGAGGCAATGAAACGAGGAGATAGAATAGTAGATATACCATTTGTAATAAATAGTATAGAAACATTATTTAAAGCAATGCTTTATAACCAACAAAATATGAAGAATGCAATAGATAAAGCATATACCCTAAAGAAATTAGGAGGTGCTAAATAATGAAAGAAATATGGAAAGATATTAAAGGTTATGAGGGATTGTATCAAGTCAGCAACTTTGGAAGAGTAAAAAGAATAGGAAAGTATAAAAATCAATTTAATACTGAATGGGAAAGTAATAAATGTTTAAAAATGAATAAAGATAGAGATGGCTATTGCCTAGTACATTTAAGTAAATACGGAATAGCAAAATGTAAAAAAGTACATAGATTAGTTGCAGAGAGTTTTATAGAAAATCCTAAAAATTATGAAATGGTTAATCATAAAAACGAAATAAAAGATGACAACAGAGTTGAAAATTTAGAATGGTGCGATGTTACTTATAACAATAATTACAAATCGGCATTAACAAGAAAATATAAAAAAGTTGAAATGTTAAATCAAGAAGGAATTGTACTAAAAGAATATGAAAGTATATTACAAGCTAGTATAGAAAATAATTTAGATAAAAGCCATATTGTAAAATGCTGTAAAGGAAAAATAAAAACAACAGGTGGTTATAAATGGAGATATAAAGAAGACTAAAAAGGTCTTCTTTTTTGAGGTGGCAAAATTGAATAATGATTATGATATTAAGAAAATATTTGAGGATATAGAATTAGAACTTATAAAAAGTATGAAGAGGACTCTCTGGTCGCACCAACAGGACGAAGAGGCTAAAAATTTTAAATGGCGGTCAATGGCAAGCACTTAAATTAAAACAATTTGAAGATTACAAAAAAGCAAATAAAGAAATATTTAACAACAACACAAAAGGGTTAAATAGATATTTATATAAACATATAAAACAACAATTCAAAGAAGGTGCAGGAAGAACAAATAAACAGGCAATACAGTCAGGAATTATAAGAAAAGAAGATTCACAATTAAGTGGATCTTTTTTTGGATTAAATCATAGAAAATTAGATGCATTAATAAAAAGTACTAAAACAGATATGAAAGATGTAAAATATGCAACTTTAAGAATGGCGAACGACCAATATAGACAAATAATATATAAAGCACAAGTATTTGCTAATACAGGAGCAGGAACAGTAAAACAAGCTATTGATATGGCAAGTAAAGAATTTTTAGCAAGAGGCTTTAATTGTATTGAATATAAAAATGGTACAAGACATAATATAGCAGATTATTGCGATATGGCTATTAGAACAGCTAACAAAAGAGCTAATCTAATGGGTGAAGGCGAAATGCGAAAAAAATTAGGCAATTCATTAGTATATATTTCAAAACATGGTGGAGCTTGTGATAAATGTACGCCGTGGGAAGGAAGAGTATATATAGACGATGTATGGTCTGGAGGAAAAGAAGATGATGGAGAATATCCATTATTAAGTACTGCAATAGCAGGAGGTTTATTTCACCCTAGGTGTCAGCATGGTGCTAGTACATATTATGAAGGTATAAATGATGAATCAAAAGAAGTGACTCAAGCAAAACAGAACTATAATGAAGAAGATAAATATACTCAATATTTACAACAAAGACAGAAACAGTATCAAAGATTAGCGGCAGGAAGTTTATTACCTGAAAATATAATAAATTATCAAAACAAGGCCAATGCATTGCAAAATCAAATAAAAAGTAGTAAAATAAGTCTAACAGACGATGAACAATACGCAATAAACCAATACATCAGTTCAGAAAGTTATAAAATAAATGAACTATTAAGAAATAATCTTAAACTAGATGATATTCAAGAAAATATAGTTAAACAGTTAGATAAAGCATTAGATAAATGTAGAAATTATAATGGGAATATAGTTAGGGTTTTAGATATAACAGATAAGAAAGAATTAGAAAAATTTATACATATGAATAAGCTTAATAAACCAATAATGTTTAATGAATATTTATCTTTTTCAAGTAGAAACGATTACAATAAAAATGCTAATGTAATAATATATACAGCATCAAACAAAGCAAAAGATTTAAGAAACTTTAATCCAAACGAATCTGAAATATTATATCCAAGAAACAGTAAGTTTGTTGTTGAAAAAACAAAGAAAGTAGATGGTAAATATTATTTATTGTGGAGGGAAATTTAATGGATAATCCTAGATGGATAAATGAAATACCTAAACCAATTCTAATAAATGAGGAAGTTGAAATAACAGATGAAATGAAAAAAGAAGCAGAGGAATTTTCAAAAGCCGTTGAAAAAGGAAAAATTGATGAATGGTTTAATAAAAAATAATTTTTTTTATTAAACGACAGATTTCGACATCATATTGCAAAAAAATAATAGTATAATCTTGTTACATTAAACGTAAAAGGAGGAATTTTATGTATTGCCCAAAATGCAGAAATATAATAAGTGATGATAGTAGATTTTGCTCAAAATGCGGTTATAAAATACAATCAATTACTACTACAAACAACAATCAGAATATGATGTCAAATGCAGAGTTACAAGCTAGATTACAATTAGAGCAATTAAAGATGCAACAACAACAAATGCAAATACAGCAACAACAGTTACAAATACAACAACAGCAATATAATTCTATGATAAAGTGTCCGAAATGTGGATCTACTTCTATATCATCAAATAAAAAAGGATATGGAGTTGTAAAAGGCGGTTTAGGCGCAATTACCGCTATGGGATTAGCACCATTTACAGGTGGAGCTTCTTTAGCAGTTGGAGCGATTGGGGCAGGAGCTGGAAATATTGGCAGAAACAAAGTAATATGTACTTGTATGAATTGTGGATATAAATTTAAACCTAAAAAGAGATAATAATTTAATTTGACACTCAAATGAGTGTCTTTTTTTATATACAAGTTTAGTGTAACGGTAGCACAACAGTCTCCAAAACTGTTTGTAGTGGTTCGAATCCACTAACTTGCGCCATTTTTAGAATTAGAGCTTTTAATAGGCTCTTTTTTTATTGCAAAAATTATGGTCGACGGACCTTAAACGGGGGAGGTTCCAATATGGAAGACGAAAAAAAAGAAAATGTAGATACTCAAACTGCAACAGATAATGCTCAAAAAGAGCAAAAAACTGAAAACAAAAATGAGGGTGAGAAAACTAAAAAACAAGTAGCACAAAAAAGTGACGATGGTTCAATAGTTTTCAAAAATCAAGATGAGTTAGATGGATTTATTAGAAGAATGTATGCCAAAGGTGCTGAAAAAGCAGAACAAGGTGAAACTTCTAAACAAGTTCAAGACACTCAAAACAAGCAAGAAGACAAAGGGCAAGAAGAACAAAAAGAGACTGTTCAAACAGACTATACTGACAAAATAGCGCTTGCTATGGCCAAAGCAGGTGTTGATGTTAAGAAAGTTGAAAGAGCAGCAAGATTAGTTGATATGTCAAAAGTTCTAGAAAATGGTGTATTAGATGCAAAGAAACTAGAAGATGAAATCAACTCAGTAATTTCTGAATTTCCTGAGCTAAAAATGGCAAAGGAAGAAGAAAAAGAAGAAAAGGGATTTAAATTCGGAGCAACACAAAATAACTCTGATGAAAATCAAAAAAACAAAAAGCCTGCAGCCACAAAAAGATGGAACAGGTTTAATTCATTTTAGGAGGTAATTAATTATGTCATTGAATTATGCAGAGGTATGGTCTCCAGACCTATTAGAAATTATGGAGCAAGAATCTTTAACTTCACCATTTGTAACTACAGCAGTTAAATGGTTAAGTGCAAAAACATTTCATTTTACACAAATGAGTACAAGTGGTTATAAATCACATAGTAGATTAGGTGGATGGAATAAAGGAACATTTGCACAAGCTGATGTACCTTTTACATTAACACATGATAGAGATATTTCATTCTTAGTGGATAAAATAGATGTAGATGAAACAAATGAAACAGCATCTATAAAAAATATTTCAGAAGTATTTCATAAAACACAACAAATACCAGAGATGGATGCATACTTTTATTCTAAAGTTGCTACAGAAGCACAAAAATTAGCAGGATATCATAGTTCAACAGCATTATCTTCATATACAAAAGAAAATGTATATGGAAAATTAAAAGCAATGTTAAGCGCTGGAAAATTAAGAAGATATGTGGCAAAAGGTGCATTAATTGCATACGTAAATTCTACAATTATGGATTTATTAGAACAATCTACAGATTTTACAAGAAAAATAGAAATGACACAAATTGCAGAGGGTGGAATTGGAATAGAAACTAGAATTACGGATATTGATGGAGTAACATTAATAGAAGTAATTGACGATGAAAGGTTTTATGATAAATTTGATTTTACTGACGGATTTGTACCTGTTAAAAAGGTTGCCGCAGATGAAAGCAAAAATATAGCAGCTGTAATAGGATCTCATAAAATTAACGTATTAATAGCATCTCCACTAACTGTAAAAACAGTTCCAAAAATTTCAAGCATTTATTACTTTAATCCGGGTCAACATACAGAAGGAGATGGCTATCTATATCAAGATAGAAGTTTATCTGATACATTTGTATTCCCAAATGGAAAAGATAATAAAATTGACAGTATATATGTTGATGTTGATACAACTGAATATGCTGGAGAATAGGAGGTTACTATGTCAAAAATAAGAGTAGTAAAAGATAATGTATTATTATCTATCGAAGAGGAAGAATTAGCACAATATGAGGCAAGAGGATATTCTAAATTAGGAGCTACTAAAAAAGTAGCTTCTAAAGATTTAGAAAAAGAATTAAAGAAAATTGCAGAACTTAATAAAGAATTAACAGCAAAAATAACAAAAGTTGAAGAAGAAAAGGCTGAATTAGTAAAACTTAATAAGGAATTAACAGCAAAAATTGCAGAATTAGAAAAGAAAGTAAAATAAGAGGTGTTGCAAATGATAAATGTTTATGCAACAAAAGAGGATTACTCAAAATATGGTTCTAAAGTATTAGAAAATGAAGAAATAGAAAAATATTTAGAGTTAGCCTCAATAAATATTAACAGAGCTACATTAACAAGAATTGAAAGAAAAGGATTTGATAATTTAACATCACAGCAAAAAGATTTAATAATCAAAGCAACTTGCTTACAAGCTGAATATATAAAAGAAGAAGGCATATATGATGATAATAGTATATCTAGTTATTCGATAGGTGGAGACTTAACAGTAAATGAAAAGGAATCACAAGATATGGCAGATAAACTTAAAATATCAAAATTAGCTTTTTTCTATTTAAAAAGAACAGGATTAACAAATAGGGTTATATGATAAAGAGGTTAAATCCAAAGCACTTGGAAAGATTATTAAATAATAAATGTGATGTAGTTATATATCAAGAAGGCTTATCAGAGGATGGTGAGCCTTTGACTTCTTTAAATTTAGAAAATCAAAAATGTAGATTTGTTGAAAAAACTAAAATTATAATTAGTCCAGATGGAAGAAAAGTGGAACTTGTAGGAAAGGTACTACTACTAGGAGACATCGCGCCCAATATTAAAAAAATAAGTGGTGGACAAGTTGTTATAAATCAAGTAGAATACGAAATTTATCAAGCAAGTAGACCTAGAAATCCAAACGGAACCGTTCATCATACAACATTGGAGTTGGTTTAATATGAAAATAACATATAATACTAAAAATATAAATGAAATATTAGAAAATGCAAGATTAGCATTGATAGATACTGCAGAAGCGGTAAAAACAGATTTAATTCAAAGTCAAACAATGCCATTTGATACTGGTACAATGCAAAATGATAGCACTTTTGTAGATGATAAAAAAGTTATGAAAGGTGTTGCTAGAATAGTTGTAGATACAGTATATGTAAGAAAAATTTATTTTGATCCAGAAATACACATAAAACAAGGAAAAAATTCTAATGCAAAACAGTATTATTTTGATGATTATATTTCTGGGAATAAAAAGGATTTACCAATAAAATATTTTAAACAAATGTTAAAAAGGAGAAATAGATAATGATAGCAAGAATTAGTGTATCTAAAATAAGAGATTATTTAAAAACTGTTATTACAGAATGTCCAAAGTGGTATATAGGACAAATGGATGAAAATCAAGACAAAGCTATTAGTGTATATGCTAATCGTAGACAATTAGAAGATAATTCTAAATATAAAAAGTTGAAAAGTTATGGAATATTACCAGTTACATTACTGTTAAGATGGACTAAAAATTATAATATGGCTGAAATAATGGCAAATAAGATTTATGAACTATTAGACTGTAGTTCTTTTTTTATTGATGATTATAATTGCTCGATTGAGTGCTTATATAATGGTCCTATTGATTTAGGAGCAGATGAAAACAACGTTTATAAGTTTTCAATAGAATTTAATTTATTATATAGAAAGGGTGAAAATAATGGCAACTAAAACAGGAGTATATCCAGTGTATGAAAACCAATTTCAAGTTGGATCTACTAAAGAAGGTTTAAATGATATAGCAGATATGGAAAGTTTCTCAGTAAAATTAGACAATGGAGTAGAAGAATGGAATCCATTGGACCAAAAAGGATGGGTTAGAAGATTAATGACTTCTAAATCTGTTACAATATCAATATCAGGAAAAAGAAACTTTGGAGATACTGGTAATGATTATGTAGCAGGATTAGCCTTAAAAAACGGAAGAGATGTTGAAGGATGTTTACAATGGACATTCCCAAATGGTGCAACATTATTATTTGAAAATGCTATTTACAACATAACAAACTGGGGAGCCGGAAAATCAACAGAAGTTATTCCACTTGAATTTGATGTAATGTCAAATGGAAAACCAACATACACAGAAGCATCACCACAAAGTGTTGAAACTACACAAGCGGTAAAAAAATAAGATATTAAAAAGTAAGAGGTCTTTAAAGACCTCTTACAAATATATTTAGGAGGAATTTAAAATGGCAAATATAGATATTAGTTCAAAATTAAGTCATGAACCACAAACAATAACAATAGCAGAAGGAAAAACATATGAAGTAGACTGCGGAGCAGAAACAATGCTAAAAGCACAAGATTTATTTAAAAAAGATGATAGTTTAGATGGATTATTTAAAGCAATAGAATTATTACTAGGAAAAGAAGCATTAGAAGAAATAAAAGGAATGAAAGTAAAAGTTGCAGACTTAAAAGTTATTATTATAGCAATAATGGCACAAGTAAATGAAATTACTTATGAGGAAATGGAAAAACGATTTCAAAGCAAATAATGAAACAGAATTATGGTACGACATGGAAGAAGACTGGCTTTTGATTGAGGCAAGTTTAGCAAAACAATATGGAATAAGAATAAGAAAAGAAATAGACACAATGAGTTATGCAGAATTGTGTAATCTTATATCTGGGTTGATGCCAGATACACCACTGCGGAAACATTATTCAAATTCGCAGTGAAGATGATGAAGAAATGTTAAAAAACTTCACACAAGAGCAAAAAAATATAAGATGGAAATATAGAAATAAATTAGCAAAGAAAATGAGCAAAGAAGATTATGAAAAAGTTATTACAGAATTTCAAAAAGCATTTAAAGAAATGGCTGGTGATAACAAATGATAGAAGTAAGATGCCCAAACTGTAATCAACTTTTGTTAAAAGTTGAACGATGTAAGGGCGAAATAAAATGTATACGATGTAAGAAAACAATAAAAATTAACATAGATAAAAAAGATAGAGTGAGCAACACGACTATTATTAGTGAGTAGTTAGCCAATACCTACTTTGAATTTTGAAAGGAAGGAGGAGTAGGTATGAGCACTAATGTGGGAGCAGTTGATTTCGAATTACTATTAAACTCTAATCCGTTTAATCGAGGACTTAAAAACGCAGGAAATACAATAAAAAGTTCTGGAATTGAAAGTTCTTTAAAAGGAATAGGTAAACTTGCTTTGGCAGCGTTTTCTGTAAAAGCTATAGTAAATTTTGGAAAAGAATGTATTAACTTAGGTTCAGATTTAGCAGAAGTTCAGAATGTGGTAGATGTTACATTTGGAAATTTAAATACAGAAGTAAATAAGTTTGCAGAGAATGCAATCGATAAATTTGGATTAGGACAAACTGTAACAAAAAAATATGTTGGTACATTTGGAGCAATGGCAAAAGCATTTAACTTTTCTAATAAAGAAGCGTTAGCAATGTCAGAAACTTTAACAGGACTTACAGGTGATGTTGCTTCTTTTTACAATTTATCAAGCGATGAAGCTTATACAAAGTTAAAATCAGTATTCACAGGAGAAACAGAAACACTTAAAGATTTAGGTGTTGTAATGACACAAAATGCATTAGACCAATATGCATTAGCGAATGGATATGGAAGAACAACTGCTAAAATGTCAGAGCAAGAGAAAGTTGCACTAAGATATAAGTTTGTGTTAGACAAGTTAAGTTTAGCCAATGGAGATTTTGCAAGGACTAGTGATAGTTGGGCAAACCAAACAAGGGTATTAGGCTTAAGATTTAATGAACTAAAGGCAACTTTAGGACAAGGATTTATTAACATATTTACACCGATAGTAAAAGGAATAAATATGGTACTATCTAAACTTCAAGTGTTGGCAAATGCTTTTAAATCATTTACAGAAATGATATTTGGAAATGCTAGTGGAGATGATAGCACAAGTACTGTTTCAGACTTAGCGTCAGATGCATCAAAAGCAAGTGATGCGGTAAGTGGTATAGGAGATAGTGCTAAAAAATCTGCTAAAGATCTAAAATATTTAGCATCTTTTGATACTGCTCAAATTTTAAAAAGTGATAGTGATGACAGTGGTTCTGGAAGCGGAAGTGGAGATCTAAATACTTCAGGTTTTGGAGATATGGGTAATTCACTACTAGAACAAGCAAATTCAAAAATGGACGAATTTACAAATAAAGCAAAAGAATTATTTAACATATTCAATAAAGGTTTTCAAGAAGGATTTGGCTATTTTGACTGGAATGGGTTTAAACAACAATTAATAAATATTAAGGAAAATTTAAAAGACATATTCACTTCATCGGAAGTTATAGGAGCATCAAAAAAATGGGTTAATACAGTTATATTAAATCTAGGAAGAATGGTTGGAAGTATAGCTAGTATAGGCATGACAATTGCTGATAATCTTGTAGGTGGATTTAATAAGTTTTTAGAACAAAATAAAAAAAGTTTACAAGAACATATAGTTAGAATGTTTGACTTATCGTCTAGAAGCCACGAAATACAAGGAAAGCTCGCCGTAACAGTAGCTGATATTTTTAGTGTTTTTAGAAGTGATAACGCAAAGCAAATAACTGCTGATTTATTAACAATTTTTACTGAAAGCTTTTTAAGTGTACAGGAAATAGCAATGCAATTTGGAATTGATGTTATTGAAGCTATAACAGAACCAATAAATCAGAACAAAGATGCAATTAAACAAGCAATAGAGGGAATGTTTGAATCATATGCTCCAGCTCTAAATGGAATCAAAGAAACTGTAGAAGAGACTTTTAGTAAAATAAGACAAACATATGATATATATGTAAAGCCAGCTTTTGAAAATCTAAAAAGCGGACTTACAAGTATTTTAGGAAAATTCTTAGAAGTATGGAACAATAACATAAAACCAGTTTTAGATGAGTTAGGTCAAAAAACTAATGAAGTTTGGACGCAACATTTACAGCCAATGTTTGGTTCAATTGTAGAATTTTTCGGAAAACTTATAAATGGTACAAGTGAATTGTGGAAGACATGGATTCAACCTTTAATAGAATGGATTATAAAGAATGTAGTACCTGTTTTAACACCAATTTTTCAGACTGTATGTAATATTTTTATGAATTTATATGCATATGTTGCAGATGTAATAAGCGGAATATTTGGCGTGTTGGGTGGACTAATAGACTTTATAGTAGGAATTTTTACCGGAGATTGGGATAAAGCTTGGAATGGCATAAAAGCTATTTTTGAAAATATTTGGAATATAGCAACAGCCTTTTTAAAATTAGCTTGGAACAATATGAAAGACATTGTTAAAGGTGGAGTAAGTTGGATAAAAGCAGAAATAAATCTATTTAAAAATAATATTTTTAATATTTGGAATGGCATGTGGGATAGATTTAAAAATACAGTTTCAAACGTATGGAACTGGATTCCAAATAAAATAAAAAGTTCTATAAATAGTGTAAAAAACATAATAAACAATATACTAAATAGCATAAGAAGCACGTGGAACAATGTCTGGAATGGAATGAAGACAGCTGTAACTAATTCATTTAGTGGAATATGGTCAGGCATTAAAAGTGTAGGAAATTCTGTATTAGGACGGAATTGAAAGAATGGTAAATGGAGCAATAAGAGGAATAAACGGTCTAATAAGAGGTGTTAATAATGTTAGTAGTATTGTAGGAAAATCTTTTGGAACGATATCTACAGTATCTCTTCCTAGGCTAGCACAAGGTGGTTATGTAAAAGCTAATACTCCACAACTAGCAATGATTGGTGATAATAGACATCAAGGTGAGGTTGTTGCACCAGAGGACAAATTAATATCATTATATAAGAAGGCTAATCAAGAAATGGGATTAGGAAATAATGAAAAAGTTATAGAATTACTTGAAAAAATAATACAAATTCTAATTAATTTAAGTCTTGATTTTAATTTATATATTGATGGATATGAGTTAAATAAAAGGCTTGAAAAAATTAAAAATAAAAATAGATTTGCAACGAATGGAGGCTAAATATGTATGAATCAAAATTAATAGTAAATAATATTCAAGTACCAGGAATTATTGAATTAATTCCTGGACCAGAGCCTCTATGGGGCGATGGAACTGGAAGAAATACATTAGATGGACATTATAGTGGTACTTTTATTGGATATTTTACAACTTTAGAAATAAAGTTTGGGATAGTATCAGATGAAGAATATAATTTAATAAAAAAATTGCTTGAACATCCTTTTTTAAGTGATGTTCAATTTTCATTAGAAAAGGACATGAGTAATTATAAACAAGGTGATTTATTTTCAGAAGATTTTTATAATGGTCAGGCAATAAAAAGTAGTCCACTTGCGTGTGGTGGTTATTGGGATAAATTTTCAGTAACGTTGACTGCAATAGATAGGAGGCCACAATTAACATGAGTGTAAGTAATGAATTTAAGAACATAACGAAAAAGATAAAACAGCAAAATATAAAGTTAAGCATATGTGATGGTGAATTAACAGTTAAAGATATACATTTTATGTCAGTTAATGTTTTTAACAAGTTACCTGTTTGGATGTTAAGAAAAAAGAAACAAGTTATTGCTAAAGAGTTAAAATATAGTTTTGATGGTCAATTGTTTAAAACAATAATGAAGCAAGTTGAAATCACTGTAAAAAATGCAAATGAAATAAAGGATAAAGATATTAATTTCCAATATGGACTATTTATTAATAACAAATTTGAATATATAGATTTAGGAAATTATTTTATAAAAGATATCGAAGATAGCAAGAAAAAAGATGAAATAACAGTAACAGGATATGATAGAATGATTAGATTTATGAAAACATTTAAACAATCAGAATTACAATTAACATATCCTTGCAAAATGTTAAAATTAGTTCAAAAAATGTGTGAAGTCTGTGGAGTAGAATTATATTCCACAGACTTTTATAATGCTGATTTAGATGTTGAAGAAGATTTTTTCACAGCACAGGAACTAACATATAGAGATGTTTTAGAAAAAATAGCACAGGCAACATTGACAACCGCATTTATAGAAGATAATAAATTGAATTTATATAAAGTAAGTAATGATGCTATAGAAAAAATAGACAAATCTTATTTGACAGATTTAACAATAAAAGAAAAATTTGGACCTGCAAATGCACTGGTTTTAGGTCGTGGAGATGTAGAAGACAATATTGAAGAAACAGACGAAAAGAGCATAGCACAAAATGGAAGATGTGAAATTAGATTTGATGAAAATGAATTTATTGAATTTCAAAGGAAAAAAGTTATTAAAGGAATGTTTGAACAGATAAAGGGACTTGAATATTATTCTTTTGAGGCTTCTGATGTTGGTGTAATGTGGTTAAAACCATGCGCATGTATAGAATTAGGAGATAAAGAAGATAGTTCATATAAGTCTTATTATTTGAAAGCAAATATTACAATTAATACTGGAATATCAAGTGATATAGGATCTGATTTAATTGAAGAAACGAATACAGAATATAAGGTAACAACAAAAGAAGAAAAGAAAACTTTAAAAGTTGAAAGATTGGCAAAAAAAAATGAAGGTTTAATTCAAGACTTAGTTGAAGAAACAACTGAAAATTCTAAAAAAATAACAAAACATGAACAAGATATAAACGGAATAACACAAAATGTAAGTAGTGTAGAAGAAAAATTAGAGACTGTAGAAAGTACAGCTAATACTGCTAAGAGTACTGCTGACACTGCAAAAAATATTGCTGACAATACTAACAATAATTTAAGTAGCAATTATTATACAAAGACAGAAACAAATTCACAAATAACACAAAAAGCAGAAAGTATAACAAGTGAAGTAAGTAAAACATATTCAACAAAAACAGAAACATCGACAGCAAAAACAGAAGCAATAAGTAGTGCAAATTCTAGCACAGATAACAAATTAAAAAATTATACTGAAACGACTAAGTTGGGAACAGCAATAGAACAAAACTATGAACATGTAAAGATAGCTTGGAATACTATTTGTGAGTATTTACAATTAGAAATTCTGAAAGGAAATGCTAGTTTAGTTGTTAGAGATGAAAACGGAAATCTAATAATGTCTTTAGATAAAACAGGACAACACTATTGGGTGCAAAAAGATAACGAGGATAAAAATATAGCAGAAACTACATTAAAAGAGATAACTATAAATAATGAAACTAAAAAAACCTTAATGTTTCTTCTAGACAATGCAGAGATGAATGGTGAAGGCATAATGGCATGGGGATATAAAAGTGGAAACAATATTTATCCTGTATTGTACGTTGGAAACTTTGGAAATGAAGAATTTGGACTACATCTAGCTACAGATTTAATTGCACATGCAAATGCTATTAAGTTTCAAAATGCAAGTATTGATGATGATGGAGCAAATTTATATCTAAGAACGTTAGGTGCTTTAAAAGTGATGGATACAGAAAACAATACTTGGATAGGACAAATATTTAAAGATGAAGGAAATTATGGTTTTTCTATAAAAGCCGATGATTTTACCATATTAGATTCTAGCGGACAAACTCCTTCTTTGTCAATGTATGAAAACGAAGCAGGAAGCAAAACGTTAGATTTATTCGAAAATTATGTTATGGCTGGAAACATTGCAAATATGAACAATTTAAAATATATGAGCGGTTCTACGTGGGAAGCAAGTGGAGATAAATATGGAATGCTGTATTGTACATTAAGAGACGGGCAAGAGTTTACAATAACAAGTTATTCTGCTACTTCAGACGAAAGACTAAAAGAAAATATAAAATCAACAAAATTAAATGCATTAGAAAGAATTAAAAAAATCAATCACATTCAATTCGATTGGAAAAATACAAAAGAACATGAAGAAATAGGATATATAGCACAAGAACTAGAAAAAATTGATAAAAATTATGTGTTTAAAATTCCAAATCCCAAAAATGACGATATGAAATATACTGTCAGAGAACTAGCAATCCTTGCTACTACAACTAAAGCCGTACAAGAATTAAACGAAAAAGTAGAGAAACAAGAAAAGATAATAAATAAATTATTAGAAAAATTAAATATAAAAAAGGAGGATTTAGATGCTTAAAACTAATTTTTTAGGACTTAATTACCACCCAAACCCAGCCACAAACACAGATGAAGTAGATGCAGAGAAATACTTTAATGAAAATTATTTTACTATAGATGCAAATGCAAAATCTGTTAATGAACAATTAAATGAACAGATTCGCAAAGTTGAACAACTTCAAACTGAGAACAGCGAGTTATCAAACAATATGCCGTGGAATACTACATCAGGCAAATCTCTACACATAACAGACTCTGCAAAGTACAGCAAGAATAAGCTAGAAATAAGTGGAGATATGAAGCAGGAAAATAGAAGTGGGAAGAATAAGTTTAAGATACCTGAAAGTGCAACTGGCTACGATGTAACATTAACTAAAAATGAAGACGGAACTTTTAATCTAAGTGGAACAGCTACAGGAAATGCAAGTTTTTTAGCATTTGTAGATTTAGATAAATCTGGGATAAAAAATGGCGCATCATACATTTTTCACTTTACAAAGAATTTGCAAGCAGGAGTAGAATTTAGAGCGGAAATGTACAATGGGACAAATTGGCTTAGAGCAATTGCACCTAACATAAATTCTACAACAAGCACTTCTACAGGAACAGCAAATACAGCAAATGCAACAAAAGTAAGGTTTGGAATTTTTGTTGCGTCTGGTACAACAGTAAATATACAAAATTTAGGAGTGCAACTAGAAGAAGGAACAACAGCAACAGAATTTGAGAAATACGGTGCAATGCCTTCTACAAAATTTCCTAGTATGCCAGTTGTGTGTACAGGAGTACAGAAGATTAGGCAGTTTGGGGAGAACTGGTTTAATAAAAATAATATAA